TCGTCAGCAACAATTACATCTACACCAATCTTGGCAGATGTGATAGCGTCATCTTGAATACCGTCTGTTTTAATTCTTGAAATTGGCATTTGCGTTCTCTCTGTTTCTCTTTATTTATTCTGCATCTGGTAATGGGTCTGCGTCTGCAATTGTTAAGTCACCAGATTCTACTTGTCTGAGTATTTCTGCGTAGTGTCTGTTAGCAGGGTCTAGTGGTACAGACATTGGGATATCATCTATTATTGCTAAAATACCAGAATTAACTCCTTCAAACTGTAAATACTTAGCTGATAAAATGTTTAAATTTTCCATTTATAACTCCGAATCTGCTGTCCACCCAGCAATATGAGACTTATCTGTTGTAAATCCACTAGCTTTGTACGCCAAAAAAATACCTTGCTTAGATGAACTATTAACTGTAACACCTGTTATATCAGGGCTACCAATCTGATGTACACCTCCTGCCGTTCCGGCATTATTATAAAGAACACAAGTAGGATTAGTTCTCATTTCTACTGGAAACCTGTTTCCACCCCATGCTTCACTAGCGTTGTAAGAATAAAACCACATTGGACTAGATGTAGCATTAGCAATAGACGTACTTTGCTGATAATACCTCTTACAAAGATGGAGTTCAGCAGCATATGTGCTATGCTCGAATGTGGTAGCCTCAGTGCCTTCTTCAAGTTGTAATTGTGCAAATTGAATTTTATCAGCGGTGTTATGACAATTACCAAATGCCCAATATATCTGCAATCCTTTGTCAAAGTTTGTCAAAGAAGTAGCAGAAGTTCTTGTAACCGTAAAATAATACCATGTATCTACTGAAGTAAGTGTGAGCGTTCCATTGTTAGCAGCTGTTCCATCACCAGAAATTGTTGCAGAAGTAAACGCAGCACCATGTGTAGTGTATCCAGCAAAGTTATCTGTTGCAGTAGGACAAATGATGTTAGTTGAAATTGCTTGGTTTACACTGCCACTTCTTTTAATATAACCACTGATAGTAAATGAATTTTTTGCTCTAATACCAGCAAGAGATGAGGACTCTACTCTTTGTCCAAAGTAACCAGCACCATTTCCACTGTTTGCACTTGTTGGGCCTCTTACCTCTGCAAATTTATTGTTAGCACCGCTGGCAGTTGGGCCTCCATCAAATACATGATGTGTAGCACCAGTAGGAGTTTGATCAAAATGCCCGAACCACCTGTCTGGAGAAAGATATTGCCAAATACCACCAGTATACGTTGCTGATGTGCCTCTTTGAGCTATTCTGAAATTGCCATTGATAAAGACATTTCTTCTACCAGTTTCAACACCAAGTTTACTTCCAGTAACAGCATCATCAGCAATTTTTGCAGAAGAAACAGAACCGTCAGAAATCTTTGCCTGTGTAACAGAACCATCAGCAATGTCAGTGTTTACAACTGTATTGTCTGGTATTGCTCTTGAATTTAGTTTAATGAGTGCCATTCTGTTCTTTTCCTATAATCTTATTTATTCTGCCGCAATGAGCTCATCATACTTTGCAACTGCGTCTGCATATGTTACAGTAAATGCAGAAACATCAGATGAAGTGATTGCACAATCGTTATCATCCGTTCCAGTGATTTCCATGTAACACGCATTGTATTCTTCTTCTGTAAGTCTATCATTGTGAGGCATACTCATCATAAACATTCCATCTGAATGCAGTGCTTGTACAGCAGTTAAAAAAGTAATTTCTGGGGTTCTTGTTGGTAATGACATAATATTATCCTATTCTATACCATGCATGATAATTGCGTCCATTACTATCTGATTGAACACTTGAACTTGTAGAGTTATTATCAGAGAACATTTGATGATGAATATCTTGGTTATCAGCAGATGTGGTTACAATCCATGTTTGATGAATTTGAATGTTAAAAAGTTCAGCAGTACCACCACCTCTGTTCTCAAGATTCATTCTATACGTTGAATAATTATATTTGTCGTTTATAACAGCAGATGTGGTGTTGTTGTACAATCTTGATAAAATCATTCCATGCACACCCCACATTCTAATTCTCATTGTGGCCTCAAGTCGATAGTCGCCCGCCTTTGGAAGAACCCAACGATAATATGTGCTATTTGGTGTACCCCATGAGTTGTAAGGAACATTACTATCACCAATAGAATCTGACCCCAAAGCGTTATATGCAGTTCCACTAGTTCCAGTAAATGCAGTTGCATCAATAATACCATCATGGTCTAGATTTATAGAAGTTCCACCTGCTGTTCCAGCATCATTCAAAATTCTCCAATGTGCTTTATCGCCAGACATGAACCAGTTCATGGTTCTTCTATCGGCAGTCATGTCGGTGTTTGTTATAGATAATTCTGCACCGTTGGCATTATTACCATATACGACAAGTTTTCTATTTGGTGTTAATGTACCAATACCTAATGTTGGTGTTGCCCCACCAATGAATTTTAAGTCATCCGAAACATTAAAAGTTCCATTAACATCTAAGTTTCCAGCAACATCAATATTCGTATCTAGTTTTGCAGAAGTCACTGCACCACTAGCAAGTTCTGTTGTATCAACAGCCCCAGCAGCAATCTTTGCAGTTGTTACAGCATCATTTGCCAACTGACTTGTATTAACAGAACCAGCACTAGGTACACCGATATCCAGTGTATCACCAAGTGCAATGATAAAGTCAATAACGTCAGCACTTGTCAATGCAGAGTCAAAGATAATCTGTGAACCACTGACTGTGAATGAATCTTGAGGAGCCTGAATAACACCATTAAGTGAAACCAACAGGTGATTAGCACTTTGAGGATAGTATGCACCACTATCAAGTGTCAAGTTATAGGTAGCAGTCGCAGAAGTTGTGATTGCATCTAACTTTGAATATGCACCAGCCTGTGGTTGTTTTCCGATAAATGGCATATTATTGTTTCCTAATCTCTTTCATACTATTTAGTCTGCTTCTGCAATAGTTAGTGTGCCTGCTTCTACTTGGCGCATGATTTCGTCATATTCAACATTCCCCACAACACAAGGAATTGCATATTGTTTGCCTTCAATTGTTGCGATGATACTTATATTTCCTTCACTATATTGTGCAGATGTAATATTCATATTTTTCATTTTTTATAACTCCGCCTTTGCTTCAAAGGGATGTGTAGAAAAATCAGTGTTCGTTCCACCCACACCCCAAATCTCGCCAGTAGAACCACCAGAAAACCCACTTAATTTGAAGTGTCCACCATTTGCATTCATTGATGTGCTTGTTAGTGTTGGTGTAGCATCTCTATCTCCAACACCCCATTCATAAAGTCTAATAGTTCCTCCAGTAGGCAATCCAATAGTTGGAGCAGTCCTCTTTTCAACTTTGAACTGTCCGTTTACAACAAGTCCAGAACCAGATTCAAATCTTGACCACCAACCTTGTCCAAACTTTTCATAATACCTCTGACAGAGCGAAAGCTCTTCTCCGTATGAACGGTGTTCAAATGGAGTAGCAACCGAGCCAATCTCTAATTTCATTTGTGCAATATCAATATCAACATTTGATGCAGGCAAACTTCTAATAAAAGCAATATAAAGATAACTACTTGTTCCTATTGTCTTACCAGAAATACTTGGAAGGACAATATTAAAAGTAAATTTTTGCCATGAAGTGGTTAATGAATATGATTGTGCTGATGGAACAACTTGAGAACTACCACCACTTCCAAAATTCTGTCCTAGTTCTATTGTAGAACTGTGAGCAGTAGATGCCTTACCCCAAAAGGATAATGTTACGGTTTGTCCAGCACCAGTTCTCACATCTTCAATTCTATGATGAACAACTTTATTTGATGATGTAGAACCAGCAGTAAATCGAAAGTAGTAAGTTGGTTCGCCAGGAACATCTGTTTGTCCAGCAGTAAATGATTGTCGAGTTACATTATCACCAGTAGTTCCACCACCAGCGACAACATACATCCTATCAGCAGTGTAAACATTATTGACATCACTGAATGATGTGCCTCTTTGCCAGACATTAAATCCGCCATTGATAATCAGATTTTTTCCAGCCATATTGGATGACTGTGGAGTAAATCCGTTAATGGTTGTAGTTAAACCAGAAGAAGAATCTGTAATTGTATCTACTTTTAATGTACTCATTCTGGTTTCTCCGGCCATACCACATCATCCAGTGATGTATATGTGTCTGTAATATCTCTTAGTGCCTGTCTGTATGTTTTCCATGCAGCAGGAATGTTTGTTCCTAGTTCCTTGTGCATAGTGACAACCCAATCTGTTTCTACGAGTTTGGCATTACGAATCATTCTTACTTCTTGAAGATTTAATTCTATCATAACTGCATCATCATCATATGAAACTACATTATCATCCTTATCGTAAGGAACACCATCAATAACTTTAACAGCAGATGGATTCAATTTCATAATTGCAAAATCTTTACTACCTAGTCTCATTGTTTGATCTCCATCAATGTCATGTCATTATTATAATTATATCCACAACCTAGTTGTCCAGAACCAGACTGTAATGTAACCACCAAAGTAAAAGTAATTGCACTTGTTGTATTATAACTAGAGAAAAGTTTCTGTCCACCATAATGCATTCTTGCGCCAGTAGTGTAAACTGAGTTAGGATAACCAATCGCATCGGCAAGATAGTTACTTCCTAATGTAGCAGTTCCACTAGCACCACCAGCGATACTGTAATTATATTGGGCTCTCCAATATGCACCAGCAGCGTTATCCATATGATAAGCGGAATTTGTAATCATTAAAATTTTAGAACTTGCATATATTGGAGTGATTGTTGCAGTTTGAAGTGTTAGACTACCAGTGGATATAGAAGCTGGGGCGCCATTAGTATGAACTGTTTGAACTACAGAACCAGCTGGTAACTCATCTCTAACTGCATTAGTAGCAAGTATTGCTGATGTAACAGTTCCACTATCACCTGTTGTCACAACATTTCCAGTAACATCTGGAATGGTCAAAGTGCGATCAGTATTCGTGTTTGGAGCAACAATGTTTATTGTTCCAGTTCCACTCGCATTTGGTGTTATCGCAATTTTACTCATCTACTTTTCCTGTTTCTCATATTCTTATTTATTACGGTTTAGTAGGCCATACAACATCATCCAATGAAGAATATGTGTCTGTAATATCTCTGAGAGATTGTCTGTATGTTGCCCATGATGTTTTTTGTGAATCTGTCAAAGGACTATCTGCACCTTGTGTCCAATCTGTTTCTATCAACAAATGATTTCTCATTGCACGAAGGTCTGCCATGTTCTTTTGTGTAACTGCGGCATCACCAGTAACAGATGAAACTGTTCCATCAGAATTAAAATATACGACTTCACTCATTGTGCTATCTCCGTGATTGTTAGACCACTACCACCACCAACTCTATTCCATGCATATTCACCACCAGTACAATATTGTCCATAACCATAAATTGAGAATACAATTGATTGTCCTAAAGTGTAAGACAATGCACCAGTAAGACCACTAACCACATGGTTTACATATGTATTACTACCACCGTAATGTCCAGTATCAATACCAGCAGCGGTAACAGTACCACCAGCAATAGAGTATTTTACTAACGAATAAATTGCACCAACACCAGTAGTGTTCGCAAAACCAACTGAAGACACCTTTCCATCAACTTTAAATTTACTACCAGTTCTTACTGGTGTTATTGTAACACTATAGTTGGTAAGTAGTGCGTGTCCAGTTGCAGCGCCACCAGCATCAGCAGTTGTATTGTAGTTTGTTCCACTTGCACTATTGACTACTTGAATTGCAGTGCCAGATGGCAAGTCAGAACTGGCCAAACCATAAGTAACTGTCTTGCCACTCAAGTCTAGAGTAGATGCCAAATCAGCAGTCTGAACTACTCCGTCTTGGATTAAACTTACACCAGTTGTTCCGTCTATTGTTACAGCCATTATACTACCACCAATCTTGCACCAGAGGAAACTGTGAGGGTGACACCACTATTCACTGTGATAGGCCCAGCAGTTACGCCGTTCTTATCAGCAGCAAGAGTATAGTCTACTGTCATAGTCTGATCATTGATAAAGAAAACAGCATCAGAACCGCCTCCGTCAATATTTTCTATAACTTGTGCCTGAACTTTCGATAGTGGCATAATTATCCCCTTTTAGATATATTTATTCTTCACCGTCAACAGCTGCGTTCTGAGCAGCAACGTGTGCTGCGTATGCAGTTTTCACTGCGTCAGTATGAAACTGTGCAACCATTGCCTGAACGTCTGCACTTTCAGCGGCAACTGCGTCAGCAGATGCATCTGGTGCTACAACGTGTCTGTGAAATGAACGAGAAATTTCTACACCATCACGCTCGATGATTGTAGCAGTTCTTACTTGAATATGCTTGAACTCGCCTACGACTTCAATCTTATCCTGTTCTGTTCTTTCTGTAAGTGCCATTTTATTTCTCCTATTTTAGTATCGTGACTTGACTTGTCACCTGTCCGACCCTATATCCAATAGGGTTATTACGATGTTTTATAAACCAACATTGCCGTAAAAAACGACATTTGAGTAGTAACGTCTTGACCGCCCTTAAATACTCTGGGTGGATTAAAACCGTGAATATTTCCAACTTGGCTGCTGGGGTTTGAACCCCAAATCCCAATACCCATATTGCCTTGTGCTTGCGACACTGCAAACGGCAAACCACCAATAACTAGAAACGAACCCGCTGTGCCACTTGTTCCACCATCAACTCTTATTTGACAAGTTACTGTGTTGCCAATCTTAGTATACTGTCCATTTGATAAACTGAATGTCGAATCATTAGTGCTAGTGTGATATAGGGTCGGCGTAAAAGTGCCTTCTTCATAATCGTCAAGGGCGTTAGCAGCTGTATAACCACTATTACCAAAGACAACTGTTCCGCCAGTTCCCACACACACATGGATACCAGCGTTATTTGCATTTTGAATATTTCCACGAAGAGTACCAGTTCCAGAACCAGAGTAGAAACCCAACATTCCACCTAAGTTACCAGAGTTAGTATCGTTAATTTGCATACCATTTGTAGATGCAGAACTAAAATTAACACCTAGTGGAGTTCCACCAGCACCAAGAGTTCTACCACCTAAATTTATTGAGTTTGCAGTTGAATTACCAACTACAGCAAGTGTTGAATCAAGTGTAGTTGCACCAGTAACATCCAGTGTTCCTGCCACATCAATATTCGTATCTAGTTTTGCACTAGTGACAGCATTGTTTACTAGTTTTGCACTAGTGACAGCATTGTTTACTAGTTTTGCAGTTCCAATAGAAAGGTCTGCTGGAACGACTGAACTTTCGATTGTTCCAGCAATATGAAGAACATAGAAATTAACACCAGTTGCTGGTGCAACACTCATCGTCAAAGTTGTTCCATTAACTGTATAAGCGTCTGTAGGTTCTTGGCGAACATTACCTACATAGACAGCAATATCAGTTACAGTTGCAACTTGTTTTGATAACGTAAATACTGTGGTTGTACCGTCTGCTGTAAAATCATCCTTGACGATTGTAGCAAAACCAGCGGTTGGATTTTTTCCAATAAATGGCATATTACACTATCCTCTTAGGTTTTTTCCATAATACCCAAAACAACATCAAGTGCAGAACCAGTGCCTGCCTGAACCTTGAGAATGTCTGCGGCCTCTAAAATATATTTTTGTCCAGCAAGAGTTTCCAATGTAGTATTTGCTGGAATACTTACATCCTCTAGTAATTGGTGTGTTGTACTCGCAGAACTATCTGTGAATTGAACCTTAACTGTCACCGCTGAAGTTGTTTTATTAGCGATGGCAAGTCCAAGAACAACAACTTGTGTAGCAGCAGGCGCAGTGTATAGAGTATCATATGAACCAGATGATACATCAGCAAGGGCCGCATTTTTGAATGTGTTCGCCATGTTTCTTTCCTATTGTTATCCTAAAGCAATCGCAAGTGCAGTTGCATCATCTTCTGGATCAAATGCGAGATCAACTCGTGCAATCGAACCATCTTGAATTTTTGCAGAAGTGACTGTATTATCTGCAATAGTATTTAGTGTGTTAATGTTATTAAGTTGATAAACTTGAATATTATTTGTTCCACTTGCTGGAGCGCCTGTGAATGTAAGCGTCTGTCCAAGTACAGTAAATGCATATGAAGAACCTTCTCTTTGATAAACATTATCTACAAAGACAATGAAGTTTCTTGCATCATTAGTTACTGGTGTTCTTGTAAGTGTAAACGCAAGAGTAGAACCATCTCCATTGAATATATCAACGAAAGATTCGGACTGAGTAACAGATGCCTGTAGTAATTGTCTACCCAAATATGTGATAAAGACTCTACCAGCCGCATCTGGTGCTTCAGAGAAATTAATAACTCCCTGTCCTGTAGAACTAGAAACTGTATATGAATGATCTGGCTCTTGGATAACACCATCCAAAGAAACCAACAGCTGCGAAGATGTTGCGACAGGATGGTCTAAATTGAATTGTGTTGTCGAACCATCACCAGTAAGTACTTGTTTATCAAATACTCCGTAGGACGGTTCTGCTCCAATATAGTTACTCATATCATTCTACCTTTGTTTATCATACTCTTATTTATTCTGCTTCTCTAGCAGCGACCATTGCTTGATACTCAGCTTCTCTATCTGCACCTGTTTGGACAACACCCAGTGTAAATGCCTGTTCAATTTGAGCATCTTCACCTGTTGCAATTGTAATGTCATTTGCATTACAATGTTCTAAGTTTTTTCTTATGATATCAGCCTTAGCAGTATTGACACGAAAGTTAATCCAATTCTGAACAAACTCTTGAGCATCAAGACAGAGATAATTGATACATTTTTCTTCAGTATCATTCAATGTAAATGTGTAATCAGCCATTTTATATTTTCCTATTTGTTAATTAAAGAATGTTAGGGCCTTCCATACCACTAATCATCTTGATACTCATCATAAATCTAGCATGAGTTCCACTGCCGCCGCCTCCACGGCGCCAATCAAAAACATCACCCTCATTTGCTTCTACCAAAGTAGTAAACCCCCACATTTCGTGAAATGTAGTGTTATTATGATTAAAATGAAAATCAACATAGTTACTTCCATTTTTATATAAATTTACATATCCGTAGCCAGGGGTAAAGGTTGTGTATCCAGCAGCATGAAATTCAAAAGTTCCACTTGTAGAACAAGTGTAACTGTTGTTTGACCAAGATTGAGCCATGCCAGGATTGTTTGTTCCATTCACATCCAAATTAAATGTGTATCTATTTCCACTTGTTGTCAAGCCAGGGTTTGTGCAAACTCCAGCAACTACAGTATTTTTAATACCAGAATGATGTCTTACGTTACCCATATCTATTCCCTAAGATGTTGTATAATTACTACTTGCAAAATCAACCGGCACCCAATAAGTTACCTCTGCAATACCATTAAATCCGTTTGTGCCATTATGTGATGCCAAAAATAATTGCAACCTATTTGATACTGAAGTATCAAAGGTTATTTGAAGAGTAGCATTTTCTTCATAGTCTGCCTGAATCAAAACTGGAGCTCCTGTGCCACCATCCCAATAATATTTCCCCCAAAAGTGGCCGTTTGCGACTCCAGATGTGTGTCCAGTTACAATATATTCAAATAAACATCTAAACCCATTTGCACCAGTTCCAGAAAGTTGAGAAATTAATGTACTAGAAGTAATATTAGAAAGAGCAAACACCTCTGAGTGTTTATAACCTCTACCTTGATATGAAGTCCATGGCGCCTGTCTAATTGACGCACCTTCTCCAGCACTATTAGCATTTGTAGTTAATTGTAAAACTTTAGTATTTGTAGCATATGTTGATGGTGTGGTAGAACCTATTCCAGTATTGCCACCACTGTCAATGTGCATTCTTGTACTGCCACTTGTTCCAAGTGCCAAATAATTAGTTATTGGGTCGCCAACAATTTGGATGGCGTTATTTGTTGCATTTGATCTCCAATAAATGTTTCCAGTATCAGCAGAACCAGAATTAACATTCATTGTCATTCCCACAGTTCCCGAACCAGCAGGATTTGTAAGTTCTAATTCATTTGCATTTGCATTACCAACAGCACTACCAGAACCAACCAATAAATTACTATCAGCAGTTAATTTACCAGTAACATCTAGTGTTCCAGCAATGTCAATATTCGTATCTAACTTTGCACTAGTAACAGCATCATCAGCAATCTTTGCTGTTGTTACATTTGCATCAG